TGCGCGTGCGTGCGCGTGCGCGGGCGCGCGTGCGTGCGCGTGCGCGTGCGCGTCGCTAGTCGCGCTGCCTTAGTCGCTCTGCCTTCTTAGTCTTAGTCGCGCTGACTAACAAGGGGCACTGTCTTGTGGTCATACCGTCTTGTGGCTATACTGGTAGAAATTCTGGAGAATCACAATGCTTAAGAAGCGAGGCAATAGCTACGAGGCGACCATCACCCACGCGGGCAAGCGGTATCGCCGTTCCTTCAAAACCCAGCAGGAAGCCGCCGTGTGGGAAGCACAGGCGAAGCTCGACCTGCTCAACGGCAAGTCTCCCGAGATGGGAGCAGCGGCTCGCGTTGCGGTAGACTCCCCGCGCACATTGGGAGAGCTGCAGGACTTCGTGTACCGGCGCTACTGGGCCGGCTCGAAGGGCGAGCGTATGGCCGACATCAACAGCCGCATCGTCACCACCATCATCGGTGAGGATGTCGCGCTGCGGGACATCGATGAGACACACGTGGATACGCTGGTGTTCGAGCTGGAGCGGCAGGGCAACGGCAACGGCACCATCAACCGCAAGCTGGCCGCCCTGTCGAAGATGATGACGGTGGCCGCGGAGCGTGGCTGGGTGTCTCGCAAGCCGAAGCTCGATCGCAAGCGTGAGCCGTCTAACCGCATCCGGTTCCTGAGCACCGACGAGGAGAAGCGCCTGCTGACCTTCGTCCGCCACGTGGGCAAGGCCGCGTGCGCCCAGATGTTCGCCTTCCTGTTGGACACCGGGCTGCGCGTCAGCGAAGCCCTCGAGGCCCGCTGGGAGGACATCGACCTCGAGCGCGGCACTATCACCATCTGGCGCAACAAGGCCGACAAGCCCCGCACGGTGCCGCTCACGGACCGCGCCAAGGACATCCTGCGGTCACGCCGCGAACTGCCTACGGGGCCTTGGGCTGAGCTGGACTACGGTGCCCTGCGGTACGCTTGGCTTCTCGCCAAGGCCCACCTGAAGCTGCACACGGACGATCAGTTCGTGATCCACGCCTTGCGGCACACCTTCGCCTCGCGCCTCGTGCAGGCCGGCGTGCCCATCCTGACGGTCAAGGAGCTGTGCGGTCACAAGACGATCGAGGTGACCCTCAAGTACGCGCACCTCGCCCCACACAACCTGACCGACGCGATCGCCAAGCTGAATCAGATGGTGGCTTGACACAGAAATACAGACATAATGTTCTTGTATCTTTCTGTGACTGGGTTCGTGGAATATTGCCTTGTTTCCCAAATTGGTAGATAATGCGGTCTTGACAATCGTTGTGTTAAAATCCACAAATGTAACTAAATTTCTCAACTTTCCTTAGAAGGGACCGTATAATAACCCTTAGGTCTCTTCCATAGGTGGATGCCTAGGAAGGGTAGGTCGGGTAAGTGGCATCTTAGGTGGTGCCACAAGAGAACCTAAGGAGAACTCGGAGATATCATGAAGGAGACCGATCTCGAGGCCGAGATGTCGCAGCTCGGCGTCTCCCGATACCGCTCGAGGGTGTCCAAGGTCCGCTCCGCCAAGCTGGAATCCTGCTCGACCGCGGGCCAGCGAGTGCTCGAGAGGGCGGTCCACGAGCTGACCCAAGGCATCACGAACTGGATGGCGCACGCCTCGGTGGCCCCCGGCCGCAAGCACCGCGTGCTGCCCTTGATTGAGCAGATGCCCACCACAATTGTGTCGATGATCACCTGCCGGGCGGTGATCGATGGCATCGCCTCCGTGCGAACGATCAACTCGCTGGCTGCCCAGATTGGCCGCCTGCTCGAGGACGAGCTGCGGTTCCGCAAGCTCCGCAAGGAGCACCCGCGGTGGTGGGCCAAGATGATGCGGCTGGTCTCCAAGCAGCCCGGAGAGCTGACCCGCTCGAGGTTCCTGAAGAAGTCAGCCCGGCTGCACGGCATGAGCCTGCCTGCGTGGTCCCCGAAGGACCGCGTGGCGCTCGGCCTCGTGTGCGTCGAGCTGATGCGCCAGCACACCGGCATCATCGAGATCGTCAACCGAACGAACCTGTTCGGTAAGGACATGACCTTGGTCCGCGCCTCGGACGACTTCATGGCGTGGCTCGAGAAGTCCCACGCGGCGGCAGAGATCCTTGCCCCTGTGTACATGCCCATGGTCGTCGTGCCGCGGGCGTGGGACTCCGTGTGGACCGGGGGATACCTTGGGGTGTCCTTCGGTCGCCGGCCGCTGGTGAAGTCCACCAGCAAGCGTTACCTGCAGACCCTCGATACCGTCGGCATGCCCGAGGTGTACGCCGGGGTGAACCACATCCAGTCCACGCCTTGGCGCGTCAACGGCAAGGTGCTCGAGGCCGTGCGCCATGCGTGGGAGCGGGGGATGCTGATCGGTGACCTGCCGGGCCGGGAGTCGCTCCCGATCCCCGCCAAGCCCGTGGACATCGACACCAACCTCGATGCCCGCCGCCAGTGGAGGAAGATGGCGGCGAGGGCGCACTTCGACAACGAGTGCCTGCGGTCCAAGCGCATCGCCGTCAGCAAGACCATCTGGCTGGCCGACAAGTACGGCACCACCCCGATGTACTTCCCGCAGGAGCTGGACTTCCGAGGCCGCGTCTACCCCAAGCCAGTGTTCCTGAACAATCAGGGATCGGACTGGCAGCGATCGATCCTGACGTTCGCTAACGGCAAGCCCGTGGACGACAACGCCATGAGCTGGCTGGCCATGCACGGGGCCAACATGTGGGGTCTCGACAAGGTGAGCTTCGAGGAGCGCATCAAGTTCATCGAGGACAACCACGAGCTGATCCTGAAGATCGGTCGCGATCCGTGGTCGGAGAACTGGTGGACGCAGGCCGACAAGCCGTGGGGCTTCCTTGCGTTCTGCATTGAGTGGGCCGAGGTGCACGACAACCCCGGCACCGCGTCCTGCCTGCCGGTCCACCTCGACGGCAGCAACAACGGCCTGCAGATCTTCAGCCTCCTGCTGCGCGATCCTGTCGGAGCCGCGGCCACCAACTGCACCCCGACCCCCAGCCCCCGGGACATCTACGCCGACGTGGCCGATCGCGTGGTCGCCAAGCTGACGGCCTCTGGCATGCCCAACGATCACGCTTGGCTTGCCTTTGGGATCGACCGCAAGACCACCAAGCGTGTGGTCATGTGCCTGCCATACGGTCTGACCCAGTTCTCGAGCCGCAGCTACGTCCGAGACTGGTATCTTGAGAAGGCCAGATCCACCGGAAACCGGCCGTTTGAGAAGGACACAATCTGGCACGAGGTCGGCTACCTGACTGGGCTGATCTGGCAGGCCATCAACGAAGTCGTGGTCGCCGCGGTGGGTGCCATGGACTGGCTCAAGACCTGCGCCCGCGTGCACGTCGAGGCCGGCGTCCCGATCCGCTGGAGCGCGCCCTCGGGCTTCCTCGTGGAGCAGGGCTACAAGAAGCTCAACCGCGTCGTGGTGAAGACCAGCGTCGGCTCGGTCCTGCGCCAGCACCGCATCCTGATCGACGGCAACGAACTGTCCATCAGCCGCAACGTCAACGCCATCAGCCCGAACGTGGTGCACTCGATCGACGCTAGCATTCTGGTGCAGTCGGTGAACCTCGCCGCGGCTAATGGCGTGGGATCGTTCTCTTGCATCCACGATTCTTTCGGTGTTGTTGCTGCAGACGCTGGAGTTATCGGAACAGCAATCCGTGAAGTTTCTGTGCAAATCTTCTCCCAGCCCATCTTGAAGACGCTACAATCTGAGATGCAGGCTTACCTCCCCGCGGGGTACAGCCTGCCAGAGCCACCCCCGATGGGAACTCTGGACGTGTCGAGCCTGAGGCAGGCCGACTACTTCTTCGCCTGAACCGATCCACAACTGGATCAAGGAGACAATCATGAGCGCCAAGCGCAATCCGACAATCACGACCCCGAAGGGGACCGCCATCTTCCCGAAGCTCAATGAGCCGGATAAGAAGTTCAACCCCGAGGGCGTCTACAGCGTGACGCTTCGCCTGCCCGACGTGGAGGCCAAGCCGCTGATCGCCAGCCTGACCGAGATGCACGACCGCTTCCTCGCTGAGGAGGCCAAGAAGCTCGGCAAGAAGAACCTGAAGACCGGAGTCAAGCCGTGGAAGGTCGCCACGGACTGGGACAAGGACACCGAGACGCGAGTCGAGGTCCCCGGCTTCACCGACTTCACCTTCAAGCTCAAGGCGAAGGTGACGACGAAGAGCGGCAAGTCGTGGGAGCAGCGGCCGCAGCTCTTTGATGCGAAGCTCCAGCCCCTGCCGGTGGACTCTGATCCGGTCGGCGGCGGGAGCATCATCCGTGTGAACGCTGAGGTGTACCCGTGGTACACCGCGAGCCTCGGCTTCGGGATCAGCCTGCGCCCCCGTGGCGTGCAGGTGCTCGACCTGAAGACCTACGGCCCGCGCGACGCCACCTCGTTCGGCTTCGAGGCTGACGAGGACGGCTACGCCTTCAGCGGAAACACCAGTGCCGCCGCGTTCGGGGACGCCAAGGAAGGCGACTCCGAGGACGGCGACTTCTGAGTGACCTGTGGCGAAGACAGGTCCCTCATCCTCTGACGGGGAGGTGCTGATTTCTCTCGGCATCGAACCCTGTCCGTGCCCCCGCCCGCGGGTGGGTCGGTGGGGCGCGTACTACCCCGCGAAGTACACTAAGTGGCGCAAGACGTTCACGAGTGCACTTCGCGGGGTGGTGGAGGAACACGGTATCAAGCCCGCAACCGGACTGATCGAAGTTCGGCTGAACTGTCTCGCCACTAAGCCACGCACGAGTAAACTTCGCACCCCACGACCTGACGTAGACAACTTCGCCAAGTCAGTCCTCGACGCAGCCAACGGTGTGCTGTGGGACGATGACTCCTTGATTGTCGATCTTCAGGTCACCAAAGCTTGGACCCGCCCAACATGCTCCCCGCAGATCATCATTCAGATTCGACCTTCGTCAGGCACGAGCCCTGCCCGTCCTGCAAGTCGCGCAACAATCTAGCCCGTTACTCTGACGGTCACGCCTTCTGCTTCGGTTGCCGCCACTACGAGGCCGGCACCGAGGATGCTGTTTCTTCGCCCACCCATAGGAACCCACCCATGCCATCTTCGCTCATCGATTACACCCCGCAGTCTCTCGCCAAGCGGTGCCTCACCGAGGACACCTGCTCCCTGTTCAAGTACGGAATCGGTACCTACAACGGTAAGCCCGTGCAGGTCGCCACCTACTGCGACGAGAGCGGCACTCCCGTCGCGCAGAAGCTGCGCTTCCAGAACAAGGACTTCATGATCCTTGGCGAGGCCAAGCGCATGGGCCTGTTCGGCCGCCACCTGTGGCGCACGGCCGGCAAGATGGTCGTGGTCACCGAGGGCGAGGTGGACTGCCTCACCATGTCCCAGCTTCAGGGCAACAAGTGGCCCGTGGTCAGCATCCCGAACGGTGCTCCCAACGCGGCCAAGGCCTTCAAGGAAAACCTCGAGTGGCTCGAATCCTACGAGACCGTCGTGATCATGTTCGACAACGACGAGCCGGGCAGGGCGGCGGCGCAGGAGTGCGCGCTGCTGCTGACCCCGGGCAAGGCTAAGATCGCCACGCTTCCGCTCAAGGACCCCAACGAGATGCTGGTTGCCGGCCGCGGCAAGGAGGCCGTGGACGCCATCTGGAACGCGAAGATGTTCCGCCCTGACGGCATCATCCCCGGCAACGAGATGTGGAACGACATCATCACTTGCCCCACGGTTTCGTCGGTCCCATACCCGTGGACCGGGCTGAACAACCTTACCCTCGGACTGCGCCAGCGCGAACTCGTGACGCTGTGCTCGGGCTCGGGCATCGGCAAGAGCAGCGTGTGCCGCGAGATGGCGCACTGGCTGCTGAATCAGGGGCAGACCATCGGCTACATCGCCCTCGAGGAATCGACCCGGCGCACGGCGCTGGGCCTCATGGGCATCGCGTGCAACCGCCCGCTCCACATCGAGATGGCAACGGGCGGAGGAGACAAGGTAGATGAGAAGGTTCTTCGGGACGCTTATGATCAGTCTGTGGGCTGCGGCCGGGTGTTTCTCTACGATCACTTCGGCTCCCTTGATTCGCAGAATCTGCTCTCGCGCATCCGCTACATGGTCCGCGGTCTGGGCTGCAACTGGATCTTCTTGGACCACCTGTCGATCGTGGTTAGCGGACTGGGTGAGGGAGACGAACGTCGGCTGATCGACAACACCATGACCGCCATGCGCTCGCTCGTGGAGGAGCTGGGGTGCGGCATGGTGCTGGTGAGCCACCTGAAGCGCCCAGAGGGCAAGGGGCACGAGGAGGGGGCCCAGACCTCGCTCGCTCAGCTCCGTGGCTCCGCGGCGATCGGGCAGCTCTCCGACATGGTGATCGGTCTCGAACGAAACCAGCAGGACCCGAAGAACAAAGACATCACATGTGTGCGTGTGCTGAAGAATCGCTTTTCTGGTGAAACAGGTCTGGCCACGGCCTTGCACTACGACCGATCCACCGGTAGATTGGTGGAGACATCGCTGCCCTCGGCCTCGGCGTTCGAGGAGGCGGACAGCGACTTCTGAGAATCACCATGCAAACCTTCCTGCCACACCCCTCGTTCACCCGCTCCGTGCGGGACCTCGACAACCGCCGCCTCGGCAAGCAGCGGGTCGAGACGTACCAGATCCTTCGCGCCCTGAACGGCCAGTCGAAGGGCTGGACCAACCACCCCGCAACCAAGATGTGGCGCGGCTACGAGCGCGCACTCAGCAATTACCTTCGTGCCTCGATCATCGAGTGGATCAGCCGCGGCTTCAAGAACACCATGGCCATCCCTGACTTCGACAGCAAGGCACCGCTTCCCCCGTGGTTCGGGGACGATCGGCTTCACTCATCGCACCGCGCAAACCTCAAGCGCAAGGACGGTGCGCATTACGCTCACTACGAAGAGGACCCCAGCACCCCGTACTTCTGGCCCACCGAGGAGGCCGCACATGTATGACCCGAACGAGATCAACATCCTTCGTGACAAGATGTCCGCTATGGAATCTGAGCGTCTGCGTCTTGACGCTGACATTGCTGAGCTGCGGGCAAGACTTGTCGAGGAGCAGACCGCCAACATCGCACTCAGGTCGCGGATCGACATCACCGAATGCCATCTCCGTGATGCCCGCCAAACCAACGCGCGACTCCACTCGAAAGTTCAGGAGTATGAAGCCCGTGAGTTCATGTGAAGAGGACAGGAACATGAAGCTGTTGAACACCCTGCTGACCCGCCCGATGAAGAGGAACCTGAAGATGTGGATGGCGTGGCCGTACCAGCTCTTCGACGCGATCCGCAAGGTCGAGACCGGCGACATGACGGACGCGGACGCGGCTCTGGCTGTTGGCGACAACGGCCGCAGCTTCGGACCGTACCAGATCCAGCGTGCGTACTGGCAGGACGCGATCGAGCACCAGCCCGAAATCGGCGGTCAGTTCCTCGACTGCCGGAACCCCCGCTATGCTGAGCGGATCATGCTGGCGTACTGGGACCGCTACGCCCCGGACGACCACTACGAGACGCTCGCCCGCATCCACAACGGTGGCCCCAAGGGCCACGAGAATCCCAACACCCTTGAGTACTGGAAGCGCGTGTCTTCTAACCTCAAGTGATCCACTACTGGATCTAACCTGCTACATTTATAGACAAGTGTAGTACCCACCCATGGACACCATCTACTTCGACATCGAATCAAACGGCTTGCTCGACACGACTGACCGGCTGATCTGCATCGGCTGGCAGCGCAAGGGCGAGGAACCCCGCATCGCATTCACGCCTCAGCAGATCGAGGAGGCTCTGCGGGCCATCGAACTTGCCGATGAGGTGATCGGCCACAACGTCGTGGCCTTCGACATCCCGGTGTTGAAGAAGCTGTATCCCCGGTGGAGCGGCCCGAGCGGGGCGGTCAGGGACACGCTCGTCCTTGCCCGCCTCGTCCATCCCGACATCAAGGACGACGACTTCCAGACCGAGGGCTTCCCCAAGGAGATGACCGGAAGCCACGCGCTGAAGGCGTGGGGCCACCGTCTCGGAATGGCCAAGGGCGTCGTCATGGAGGAGGTCGTTGACTGGAAGAGCCTCGAGTACACCGACGAGATTGGTGACTACTGCATGCAGGATGTTCGCATCACTGCGGCTCTACACGAGCGGCTTATGTCGAAGATCAGCAGCCTCGACTCGGTGCTGCTGGAGCACGACTTCGCTGAGATCATCGCCGGCCAGATCCGCAACGGCTTCTCGTTCGACAAGGAAGCAGCCGGCCAACTGTACTCCGTGCTGGCTGGCGAGCGGGACCGCCTCGTGCGGGAGCTGCAAGCCGAGGTGCCGCCGACGATCGTCCAACTGAAGACCAAGACCAAGGAGATCCCGTTCAACCCCGCCAGCCGCCAGCAGATCGCCGCGGCGCTCCGGGCGCTGGGCTGGGAGCCCACTGAGTTCACCCCGTCCGGGGAGGCCAAGGTGGACGAAGCGGTGCTGGGGGCGCTCGAGTATCCGATCGCCAAGAAGCTGTCGCACTACCTGCTAGTGCAGAAGCGCATCGGCATGCTGGCCGAGGGCGACGAGGCGTGGCTCAAGGTCGAGCGGGCAGGGCGCATCTACGGCTCCGTGAACCACAACGGCGCGGTGACTGGCCGCTGTACCCACCGCGGCCCCAACATGGCTCAGGTGCCCGCTTGCGGCTCCCCCTACGGCAAGGAGTGCCGCTCCCTGTTCACGGCCCCCAAGGGCCGGGTGCTGGTGGGTGTGGACGCTGCTGGCTTGGAGCTGCGGTGCCTCGCGCACTACATGGCCAAGTGGGACGACGGTGCCTTCGCCAAGGAGCTGCTCGAGGGCGACATCCACACGGCGAACCAGAAGGCCGCCGGCCTGCCCACGCGCAACGATGCGAAACTGTTCATCTACGCCTTCCTGTACGGGGCTGGCCCAGCGAAGCTGGGGAAGATCATCGGCGGCGGCTACAACGAGGGCAAGGAGATGCAGAAGCGTTTCCTCGCCAAGGTGCCCGCCCTGAAGAAGCTCAAGGACGCGGTGGAGCAGGCCTCCAAGCGGGGCCACATCTACGGCCTCGACGGCCGCCGCCTCCGCATCCGCTCCGCCCACGCGGCCCTGAACACGCTGCTGCAGAGCGCCGGTGCCATCATCATGAAGCAGGCCACGGTGTTGATGCACCGGGAGCTGCTGAGACACGGGCTCGCTGGCCGCTTCAAGCAGGTGGCTCACATCCACGACGAAGTGCAGTTTGAGGTTGACGCGGCCGACGCTGACGAGGCGGCGCGGATCGTGAAGAGGTGCATCACCAAGGCAGGCGAGGTGCTGGGTTTCCGCTGCCGACTCGATGGCGAGGCCAAGATTGGCCGCAACTGGGCAGAGACCCACTGAGCATGTATGCCAACCGCATCAGAGCTAGCCTACATCGCGGGATTGTTCGACGGCGAAGGTTGTGTTCGCCACACGGGGAAGTCGGAACACGTCTTCATCACGAGCTGCTACCCCCACCACCTTCTGTGGATTCAGAAGCTGGGGCGCTGCGGAACGATCAGGACGATCAAGGACAATCGACCGGGGCACCGCTGTGCCTACCGATTGGAATTGTACGGTAAAAACGCCGTCTCTTTCATTGAAGAAATTAGGCCATTCCTGAGGGAGAAGGCCTACCAAGCCGATATACTGCTCAGCATCAGAGGGCTACCCGCAAGGTCCTCGGCCCGGAAGATGGCGATCGAGGAACTCAAGAAAGCAAAGAGAATCAACTATGGACCCGCATGATCCGCGCAACCCGCTGAACCACTACACGACCGAGCAACTACTCAACGCGGTTGCCTCCCGGTTCGATGCGTTCATCTTCGTCGGTAGCCAGACCAAAACCAAGTCAGCGCAGGACCTGACCTACTGCTCGTGCGGACCGTTCCACGCCTGCATCGGTCTGGCCGAGACTGCCAAGATGCTAATCTCTGCGGGAGGGCCTGAGGAATGAGCGACGATCCGGCGAGCAAGGATGCATTCAAGTGGGAGTGCCGCATGAAGCAGATCGAGGCACTGAGGACCCCGTGGGAAGGTATGGGAGCGATGGCCAACACTGAGCGGCACATCGCGGCCCTGACGATCGAGAACCTGATGGGTGAAGTCGAGGCGTGGAAGCGGGCCATGCAGAAGGCCGAGCGTGACATCGCTGAGCTGCGGAAGAACCTGCAAGAGTGCGAAGAGCTGATTGATGAATATCAAAGATCAGAGGCAGACAGAACCAGATGGGAGCAGCGATGAGCAAGAAGAAGAAGCCAACCCACGCCCTGATCGACGCGGACATCCTGCTGTACCAGACCAGCACCGCGGTAGAGAAGGCCATCGACTGGGGCAACGACTGGTGGACCCTGCACTCGGACGCCCGAGAGGCCCAGCAGATGTTCGACGTTGCCCTTGGCGATATCCTAGACAAGGTGAAGACGAAGAAGTTCACGCTGTGCTTCAGCAGCCCCAACAACTTCCGCATCCGGGTGCTGGCCGACTACAAGGCGAACCGCCTGACCACCCGCAAGCCGCTGGCCTACGCCGCTGTCCGTAAGTACGCGGAGGAGACCTACACCACCGCGGCCCTGCCTACGCTGGAAGCTGACGACGTGATAGGGATTATGGGCACCATGCCCAGCCCGAAGCATGACTACATCATGGTGTCGGAGGACAAGGACTTCCGCACCATCCCCGGCCGGCACTTCAACCCCCGCACCGGGAACTTCCTCGAGGTGTCCGTGCAGGCGGCTGACCGCCACCACCTGTACCAGACCCTGATCGGGGATACGACCGATAACTACAAGGGCTGCCCCGGCATCGGGCCAGTCAAGGCCGAGGCCCTGCTCGATGCAGACTGCTCGTGGCCAGCTGTTGTCTCCGCCTTCGTGAAAGCTGGACTGACCGAGGAAGACGCGCTCGTTCAGGCCAGAGTCGCCCGCATCCTGCGTCACGGCGAGTATGATCTTCAGACCGCCAAGGTACACCTATGGACACCCCAGACAGCTACTTCGCAAGCGTGAAGGATTCCGGCAAGCGGGAAGCCTTCGATACCGGCAGCCAGCGCGACACCCGAGAGGGCAAGGGCAGGTTCGACCTGCTCAGCCCGTTCGTCCTTGAGCGGGATTCCGTTCACTTGGAGAACGGTGCCCGTAAGTATGGAGACCGAAACTGGGAGAAGGGCCAGCCCCTGTCCCGATACCTCGACTCCGCCATGCGTCATCTCAACAAGTACCTGATGGGCCATCTGGACGAGGACCATCTGGCGGCTGCCCGCTGGAACATCGCGGCCATCATGCACACCGAGCTGATGATCAAGATGGGCCTGCTGCCAGAGGAACTGGATGACCTGCCGAAGTGGGTTCAGCATTACCCGGCCTTTTGAGGAGAATCCAATGAAGAACCAACCAATCAACAAGAAGGGTCGCCGCCCGTCCACCGAGTACGTGGACCCGGACGCCCCCAAGCGCACCCTCCGCCCGTGGGAGGATGTGGCCCGGATCTACACTGAGAAGACAGGCGAGCCCATGACCAACGCAAACGCCCGGGATATCGCGATCCGGGCCTTTGAAAAGCTCCGCAAGGAGCTGGACAAGCGCAAGAACACGCAGCTCCGCGGCCTGTTCGTCGCGGCGATTGCCGATTGAAGGGTGACTTTATGGAGCGTCCTGATTTCCGCCCCGTTCCGCCCGTCCACGAGGACCTCGTGAAGGACCTCGAGGATCGGTTCCCCGATCGTTGCCCCGGCATCGAATGGTCCGATCGCCAGATCTGGTTCTATGCAGGCCAGAGGGCTGTTGTCGAGTTCTTGAAGAAGGCGCTGCAGCGCCAGATCGAAAGCAGGTTCCACAATGTGCATGAGCGCACCTAGCATCCCAAAGCCGCCCGAGCCCCCTCCCCCGCCTCCACCCGCACCTGCCCCGGCTGCCCGCATGGCGTCCATGGCTCAGGCGAACCCCGTCAACAACAGTTCTGCCTACACGTCCCCGACCCGCCGCACCAGCAAGGCGTCTCTGACGATCCCGCTCGGCGGCATGAGTAGCCAGTCTGGCATCTCTTACTGAGATCAACTATGGAATCAGCACAGGGCATCTACTCTCGTCTGGAATCCGACCGGGACCCCTTCCTCCGTCGGGCCCGTGACTGTTCCAAGCTGACGCTCCCGACACTCATCCCACCTCAGGGGCACTCCCACGTCACTGTGTACCCGACTCCCTTCCAAGGACTGGGGGCCCGCGGCGTAAACCACCTCGCGGCATCGCTGCTGATGTCGCTACTCCCCCCGAACCAGCCCTTCTTCCGTCTGGTTCTGGATGAGGAGGCCGTGCGCGCCCTCGGTCAGGGGAGCGAGTACAAGACTCAGATCGACCAGACCCTCAGCGCGATCGAGCGGGCAGTGATGCAGGAGGTCGAGACGATGGCCATTCGACCGGCCATCTTCGAGGCCCTCAAGCACCTGATCGTTTCCGGCAACATCCTCGTGTACATGGCCGAGGACGGCCTCCGGGTGTTCCATCTCGATCAGTACGTGGTACAGCGAGACCCGATGGGCCGCCCCATGAAGATCGTCGTCAAGGAGTGCATGGCTGCAGCCACGCTCCCCGACGAGGCGAAGGCGCTCGTGGTCGCTCAGGGAGGAGGTGGCACCGAAGAGGTTGATCTGTACACCGGCATCTGCCGCTGCGCCGACGGTAAGTGGAGCGTCTGGCAGGAGGTCAAGGGCGTTGTGCTCGAGTCCTCGATCGGCACCTACAAGGAAGATGCGCTTCCGTGGTTTGCCCTGCGCATGAACCGCGTGGACGGCGAGAGCTACGGCCGCAGCTACGTCGAGGAGTACCTCGGTGACCTGAAGAGCCTCGAGTCGCTGACTCAGGCAATCGTTGAGGGATCGGCCGCGGCGGCCAAGGTCCTGTTCCTTGTGAACCCCAACGGCATGACCGAGCCGGATGTCCTGTCCAAGAGTCCCAACGGAGCGATCCGAGAAGGAATGGCCACCGATGTGTCAGTACTTCAGGTTCAGAAGCAGGCGGATTTCAGCATTGCTTTTCAGACGATCGGTGCCATCCGTGAACGTCTCAATTACGCATTCCTGCTCGCGGAATCTACGATTCGCAATGCTGAGCGTGTTACCGCGGAGGAAGTCCGTCTCACGACGGCCGCGGTAGAGCGCCAGCTTGGCGGAATCTACTCCGTGCTCAGTCAGGAGTTCCAAGTCCCGCTGGTGAATCGCCTCATGGAGGTGATGACCCGCAAGAAGAAGCTGCCGAAGGTTCCGAAGGAGTTCATCAAGCCGCTGATCATCACCGGCATCGATGCCCTCGGCCGCGGTAACGACCTGCAGAAGCTGGACCTGTTCCTGATGGGCGTGCAGCAGACCCTCGGCCCGCAGGTGCTCATGCAGTTCGTGAACGTGCAGGAGTACCTCGCCCGCCGCGCTGCTGCCCTCGGCATCGATCCCACGGGCCTGATCAAAGACCCTCAAACGATGGCGCAGGAACAGAATCAGGCGCAGCAGATGGCCCTCGTGAACAAGCTTGGGCCCAGCGCAGTGAACCAGATTGGGAAACTGGCAGCAAATGGCCAGCTCCCGACAGCGCAGCAGGGCGCGGGCGCTATGATGAATCCACCACAAGGAGGTTGATCATTTATGGATCGAGTCGAAGTCAAGCCAGAAGTCCCCGGCCCCATGGCCCCCGGCGTTGAGATGCCGGCAGAGAACACCCAGCCCCAGCAGACCGAGACCGCCCCGGCAGAGCGCCCGGCGTGGCTCCCTGAGGGCTTTGAGAGCCCCGAGCAGCTCGCGGAGGCATACAAGGCCCTCCAGAGCAAGCCTGCGGAAGAGCCTGCCGCGACAGCCGAAGACACGGCCGCGCAGGAGAAGCTCCAGAAGTACTCCGAGGAGTTCTTCGAGAAGGGCACCCTCAGCGACCAGTCCTACGCGGATCTGGCGAAGATGGGCTACCCGCGGCAGGTCGTGGACCAGTTCATTGCCGGCCAGAAGGCCATGGTCTCCGCCGAGGAGCAGCGTGTGTTCAGCGAGGTGGGCGGCCGTGACAACTACGGCAAAATGATCGAGTGGGCAGCGCAGAACCTCCCGCAGGAGGAGATCGCGGCCTACAACACCACCCTCGAGTCGGGCGACATCAATCAGGTGATGATGGCTGCCCGTGGCCTGCAGGCGCGCTACAGCGCTGCTGCGGGCAAGCCCGAGCCGAAGCTCATCGGCGGCAGCGGTAAGACCGCACCGAGTGGCTTCAACAGCGTGGCTCAGGTCGTTCAGGCCATGAGCGACCCGCGCTACAAGACCGACCCGGCGTATCGTGCCGAGGTCGCGCAGAAGATCGCTTCCTCCAACGTCCTTTGAGGTGACCCTATGGAAACGCAGAACACTCCCGAAACCACCCCTGTTGCTCGTCCCGGCTACAAGACCACCGAGTTCTGGCTGAGCCTCGCGGCTGTCGCCGTCGGCGCGGTTCAGGCCTCGGGAATCGTCCCGAACGAGGGCATCTGGGCTCAGGTGCTGGGTACGGTGACTGTGGCTCTCGTGGCGCTTGGCTATACCGGCGCGCGTCTGAGCATCAAGAAGGCGGGCTGATATGTGGGCGGCCATCGGTGTCGCCCTGTCGGCCCTGATCCGAGAATTGGTCGGTCAGGTTTGGAGACGTGCCAATGAACCTTCACTATCGAAGGATGCCCCTTCTCCTCCCGGCACTACTTACGAGCGCTTTGCTCGCCGGGTGCGGGGGTACACGAGTGGTATTCGTCCACCCGACCGACCATGATCTTGTAAGACTTGGCCCCGATGTCCGGGGCCATGTCTATTATTGGAACGGCTCCGATTGGGAGCTGTCCAAGAACGAAGTCCGCATACCCGAGGGCTGGTATGCGGGCTACGTCTCCCCCGAGGGGCGAGACTCCACTAGCCCTGACCCGACTCCCAACCACCAGTAGCTCCGGTCCCCGCTGAGGCGGGACCGACCGCGATAGCGCGGCTGGATGGGGTCACCCGTGTCTCTTTCGCACCCCATCGATTAGGAATCAATCTCCAATGGCAGTTTCCAAGGTTTCGTTCGTTGGCCAGAATGCCAGCAACGGTAACAACACTCTCGGTTCGTTCAACACCACGTTCGCTGATCAGAATGAGCTGTTCCTGAAGGTCTTCGCTGGCGAAGTCCTCCAGACGTTCGAGACGGCGACGGTGATGAAGCCCCTCCACCAGCTCCGCACCATCACCAGCGGCAAGTCGGCTATCTTCCCGGTCACCGGCGTGGCGTCGGCCAAGTACCACAAGCCCGGCACCGATCTGCTCGTGGACAACGGCCACGACAGCGCCAGCTACGTGACGGCGTTCCGTCACGCTGAGAAGGTGATCAACGTGGATGACCTGCTGGTCGCCACCACCTTCCTCGACAAGCTGGACGAGGCGAAGAACTACTACGACGTGCGCTCGATCTACACTCAGGAACTCGGCCGCGCGCTCGCTCGTCAGTTCGACACCAACACCCTCGGCCTCGCGGTCCTCTCGGCGGCCACCTTCAGCGGCGCGGTTCCGACTGCCCGCACGGCCAACGTTACCGGCAGCGGCGCGGGCGAACTGGTGACCAGCGCCACGTTCAACAGCCAGCACACCAGCGGAACGATCACGAACTCGGCCGGTGTGGTGCAGGCGTTCATCGACTCGCTGTTCACGATGGCTCGCAAGATGGACGAGAAGAACGTCCCGAGCGAGGAGCGTTACTGCGTGGTCACCCCCGGCACCTACTACACGCTGATCAACAGCAGCGAGGGCCGCGTGCTCATCAACCGCGACTTCGGCGCTGACCCGAGCAGCTCCTACCCGGGCGCGAAGCTGGCGAGCATCGCTGGCTTCCAGCTCGTGAAGAGCAACATCGCTCCGAGCGTGTACGGCACCAACATGAGCAGCCTCACCGGTCAGAACAACACCTACACTGGCAACTTCAGCCGCGTCGTCAGCGCGTGCTTCCAGCGTCAGGCGTTCGGTACCGTCAAGCTGCTCGACCTCGCGATGGAGTCGGATTACGACATCCGTCTGCAGGGCAACATGATGGTCGCCAAGTACGCGATGGGTCACGGCATCCTCCGCCCGGAGTGCGCCGGCATCATCGCCTCGACGGCCTGATCTAGCCTGAACTAGGGCCCGGTCCCAGAAATGGGATCGGGCCTTTTACCAACCCCGGAGACCCCCATGGCCATCTCAATCACATCGAAGCTTCAGGCCGTCAACACCATGCTGGCGACGATCGGTTCGTCCCCCGTCAACAGCCTCACCGGCTCGAACTCCGCCGATGTCGCCATGGCGGTCCAGACGCTGGACGAGGTGAGCCTCGCGGTCCAGTCGAAGGGCTGGCACTTCAACACCGACGAGGACCGGGAGCTGACCCCGGACCCCATCTCCAAGGAGATCGTCGTCGGAAGCAACGTTATCCTCTGCGACGTGGACAACAGCTCGTCTGTGGATGTCGTCCTACGCGGCACCCGGCTGTACGACCGTGTGACCAAGACCTACCAGTTCTCACAGTCCGTGAAGGCCAAGATGGTGGTCGCCCTCGAGTGGGACGAGCTTCCGCAGGCTGCCCGTCAGTATGTGATGATCCGGGCCGCCCGCATCTTCTCAGACCGCGCCGTCGGCTCCGAAAAGCAGCACACCTTCACGCTCCGCGACGAGCTGGTCGCCCTGTCGAACCTCAGGCGATACGAGGGCGAGACGGCCGACCACACCATCTTCGACCATTACGACGTGTACCGCGTGATCGATCGCCAGTACCCCCTGTTCTGAGGTAGCGAATGAGCCTGCTGAACATTGCCATCCCCAACCTGCTGAACGGGGTTTCTCAACAGCCCCCGAACATCCGGTTCCAGACCCAGTGCGAACTCCAAGAGAACGCCTATTCGTCCGTGGTTGAGGGTCTTGGCAAGCGTCCGCCGACGGAGCACATCGCGCGGCTCGATTCCACCGCTGGCTCGAACAGCTACGTGCACACGATCGAGCGCGGAGACGGTATCGAGAAGTATGTGGTGGTGATTACCAACGGATCGATCAAGGTGTTCGACATGAACACCGGGGCCGAGAAAACCGTGGCCCTCGATACCGGGGCCTCGACCTACATCAGCAGCAACACCACCGGATTCAACCCAGCTACCGCCTTCAAGGCCATCTCGGTCGCTGACTACACCTTCATCGTGAACACTGAGAAGGTCCCGGCCCTGACCGGTGACTCGACCCCCCTACACAACGGGGAGTCGCTGATCTGGATCAAGCAGGGGGCCTATAGCTCCAAGTACACCATCAGCGGCACCTACGGGACCGGCACGGCCTTCAGCTACAGCTTCACCACCAAGTCCAACACTCGAGCGGTGAGTGATAGTGCAACCACGGACGCAACCGTGGACGGTGAGGTGTTCACGAAGGAGACGGCCTACGCTGACTCCACGTGGATCGCCGCCAACTTTAACAACATCCTCCCTCAGGTTGGCACACCTGACTTCAATTCGACCCGCGTCGGTAGCTCCATCCGGCTCGCCCCGAACGTGTCGATGAACTACACCGTCACCGACGGTCTCATGGGCATGGTCAACCAGACGGTACAGGCCTTCGAGGACCTGCCGGCCTATGCCATCCACAACATGGTCGTGAAGGTCGAGGGCCTGCCAGAGACGGGCGCGGACGACTACTGGGTCAAGTTCACCTCCAAGAACGGCACCTCGATGGGCGAGGGGACGTGGGCCGAGACCCTCGGGAACGGCTGCAAGTACCGCCTCGACTACTCCACGATGCCCCACGTGCTGATCCGCCTGCCCGCCGGCAGCGGCTCCGACTTCGTTCTGAAGCGGGCCAATGGGGCGAAGTACCAGAGCGTCACGGGAACAGATGCTGTTTGGGCCGACCGCAAGGTGGGCGACGACGAGACCAACCCGGTGCCCTCGTTCGTTGGCAAGAACATCTCGGACATCTTTCTCTTCCGTGGCCGCCTTGGCATCCTCGCCGGAGAGTCCGTGGTCCTCAGCGAGGCCGGCACCTTCTTCAACTTCTGGCGCACCAGCGTCACCAAGCTGCTGGACTCGGACCCCATCGATCTGTCCTCGAGCTACCCCGAGATCACCCTGTTCCGGCACGCGGTCCCCTTCAGCGAGCGTCTGGTGCTGTTCTCGGATCATGTGCAGTTTGTCCTCGGGACCAAGCAGGCTATCTTGACCGCTAGCAACGTCTCGCTGACCCCCATCTCGAACTACGACACCTTGAAGGACTGCCGTCCTGTGGTAACGGGCGACCAGATCTACTTCACATTCGACCGCGGCAGCTACTCGGGTGTTCGGCAGATGGTGGCGAACGAAAACGATAGCAATCTGCTGAACGCCCCGGACATCTCGGCCCATGTCCCCAAGTACATCGCCGGCAAGATCATGGTCATGGCCGCGTCAAACCACGACAACATCATGGCCTGCCTTGCGGACGGCGATCAGTCGGTCCTGTACATCTACAAGTGGTTCGACTCTGGAAACGAGCGCGTGCAGTCCTCGTGGTCCAAGTGGACGTTCAAGAACGGCACAGGATCAGTCACCATCCGAGGCATTAGCTGGCTCGGCACCTCGCTGTACGTGGTCGTCCAGCGCCCGACCGGCCTGTATCTCGAGAAGATCACAGTCGAGCCGAACCGCAAGGACCCCAACTCGCAGTTCGTGACCTGCCTCGACCGCCGCGTTGGCTACACCGTTGACAGCATTCTGGCCTACGATGCGGTCACCGATCGCACCACGTTCACCGTGAGCAACTACCAAGTGACTGCCGGGGCCCAGATCGTGGTGACCCGCAAGGCGTACACGACGGGAACCCCACCGGTGGCCCAAGAGGGTGGCCGGGTTGTTCCGCTTATCTCTGCCACCAACAACTCAGGTACCAACGCCTGCACCTTCGTCGTGAGCGGAGACTGGCGCTACATTGACCTGTGGATCGGTGAGCAGTACACGATGAAGTACCGCTTCTCCCAGCCATATCTGAAGCAGAACGATGGCAACCGAACCGTGAGTATGGCATCTGGACGATTCCAGATCCGAGCCATGCTGCTTGCGTTCAACAGCTCGTCGTTCTTCAAGGCGCTAGTGTCGAACAAGTACAACGACTCCGACTACGAATACATCTGGACTGGCAATGTTCTTGGCTCTGGACAGTCCACAATCGGGACTGTTCCGGTAGAATCGGGATCGTTCAGGTTCCCTGTCTATGGGAAGAACGACGAGATGATCGTTGAGATCCAGAACAACACCCATCTGCCGTCCTCCTTCATGAGCGCCGAAATTGAGGCGAGCTACGATGCCCGAAGCCGACGAGTGTAAGCCTCGGGCCCGCCCGGCGATCGCCTCGGACATCCCGGGGCTCGCCGCCACGCTGCGGTCTCAGGACTGCGCCGAGGTACGGGCCCTTGGGCACGACCCAGAGTCTGCCCTGAGGCTCAGCTTTGAGGGCTCCTCGCAGGTCTATTCGATCGTGGACGGTGCCAACACGGTCGTGGCCATGTTTGGTGTTGGACTGTCCCCGTACATGAGCGAGCAGATCGGAGAGCCCGTCGGGGCTATCTGGATGCTGGGAGCTCCGGGGCTTCACAAGATCCGCTTCCAGTTCCTCCGCGAGTGTCAGTCGTGGATGGAGACAATGCATCGCGACTACCGCGTTCTCTGGAACTGGGCGGACGCTAGGAATGCCCTCCACCTTCGTTGGCTGGAGTGGCTTGGGTTCAAGATCATCGGAACGGCTCCCTACGGTAACAAGGGCGAGCTGTTCCACCAGTTCATCAGGGTCAAGTAACCATGTGCATCTTTGCAGCAGCTCCCGCAGTGGGCTTCACTGCGGCCAACGCTTTGGCAGCGAACCTTGCCGTCGGCGCAACCGCCGCCGCGTCGCTCGCCGCACCCATCTACTCCTACGTCGCTCAGTCACAGGCCGCCTCGGCGCAGGCCGAGTACCAGCAGCAGATGTACGCGGCGAACCAGAAGATCGCTGAGCAGTCCCTGCTGTCTCAGTACTCGGACATCTCCCGCCGGCAGCAGCAGGAGCAGGAGAAGGCCTCGCAGGAGATGCGGGCGATCTCGAGTCAAGCCGAGATGGCGCGCTCCACCGCGTCGGTCTCGGCCATCGAGTCGGGAGTTGCTGGCATCTCGGTGGACTCCCTGATCAACGACTACTACCGCAAGGAGGCGCAGTACATCGAGAGCACGCAGCGTCAGCTCCGGGGCACGATGTTCCAGCTCGAGCGCTCCAAGGAGGGCCTGAGGGCGAACTACCAAGGTCAGGTGCTCAGCATGCTGCCCCAGCCCGTGACCCAGCCCAGCCTGCTGGCTACCGGCCTGCAGCTCGGTAGCAACGCCGCCGGCCTGTACAGCAGCCTGTACCTCAACAACTACGACCGCCGCATCCTCCGCACCTCCCTCGGCATCGGATAATCCATGGCAAAGCAGCGCATCAATCCTGATTTCGACCCGACCCGGATCGTCCAGCCGACCGCCAACCCGGTCGATACGTACTACCGCAACAATCTGGTGGCCCCCGATGTCGGTAGGCAGCTCCAAATCGCCAAGGCGCTGCAGGACCTGAATCCGCAGCTCCAGCGCCTCACTAGCGACGTGGCCTCGTTCTCGATCTCCAAGCAGATCGAGGCCGGCGCGCTCGAGGCTCAGGCAGCTCCGACTCAGGAGATCCTGATGAGCAAGGCGGCCCAGTACATCGAGAAGGCCGGCGGCCTTGCCCCGTGGCGCTACCAGTCGTTCCTGAAGGCCACCGGAGACCGACTGACACGGGACAACTACCAGTCCAAGCTGTACGAGAACATCGAGGACCTGACCGATCCGACCAACCCGGACGGCACCCTACGCGGCGCGGACTACATGACCACCCGCATGCAGGAGCTGTTCAAGGAGGCGGGCATCCCCGAGGACAGCTTCTACATCACGCAGGGCGCGCTCGAGGCGAAGGCGAAGGCCGACGAGACCTTCATGAACCGCGCCGTGCTAATCCACGCTGAGAAGGTCAAGACGAAGGGCGAGAACGATCTCAAGGACAAGATCTTCTTCGCCCTGAAGACCACCCCGGTGGAGAACCTTGACGAGCTGTTTGCGTTCGATGGCCCGGTCCGCGGCGCGCTCGACACCTTCCACGCTCAGGGCTTCGGCTCGGGCGACGAGCAGCTCGTGTCTGCCATCAAGGACTGGGCCGACGTTCTTGAGTCCTCGCACGACTTCGACGGCGCTAGGTCCGTCATCAAGTTCCTGATGGAGAACAACGTCGGCAACCGCAAGATCGGTGACCGCTACACCCCGATGCTTCAGAAGAAGCTGGACGACCTTGACGAAACCCAGCAGAAGTACGCCGTCTACCAGACGCAGCTCCGCCAGACGGAGCAGAACGCCGCCATGAGCGACGCCATGGACGTTCTCATGGGCCGCTACCAGCAGATGCAGGCGGATCGCCAGAAGAAGGGCCTCGGCAACTTCATCAACATGTCGGTGGACCAGCGCATGCAGTGGGCCGACGAGACTCTCTCGAAGCTCAACTACAGCGCGGACGCCAAGCGCGACGCCAAGTCCCGCATCGTGGAGGCCCTGCGCGTCTTCGAGAACGAGCAGAACCAGCCCAGCCGCCCCAACCCCGCGGTCACCGCCGCGCTTCTGCAGGAGGCTTACACGGCCGATCGCAAGGAGCTGCTCCCCAAACTGATCGCTCAGGTAAGTCAGGGCAACATGGGCATCGGTGAGATGCGGTCGATCCTCGATGTCAACGCCGAGGCCGCCTCCATTCAGGGCTCCTCGAGCGCCATCGGCCAGATCCTTGGAAACATGGGCTTTAACGACGGCACGTGGACCGGGTATGCCAAGGAGACTGTCAGCCCGGACTACCGGGTGATGTTCGAGCAGCTCGGCGCTGACGCTCAGGCCACGATCTACCAGCGCATCCTTGCCGAGACCACCTCGCAGGAGTTCAAGCAGAAGTACTCCATGGACCCCGTTGGCAAGCAGCAGGCTGTCCTCGAGATCGCCCGCCGAGTTGCCGGTGAGGAGCGCAAGCGTCTCATCGAGGACAACAAGGACAAGATCGAGGGGGCCGACATGACCCAATCGTTCAACACGGTGTGGTCGCAGGAGTACGACACCGCCGCGGAGCGCCTTGCGGCCAACTACGTGGCCACCCTCGAGATGAACCCGAAGAAGGACGACAGCTACGGCATCGTCCGCAACATCATGTTCGACTACAAGGCTCGCATGAAGGCCGTGTGGGAGGACCTGAGTGCTCCCCGAGCGGGCCAGCGCCCCCTGTCGATGACCGAGAAGCGGGAGCGCCTGTCCAGCGAGGTTCAGCGCATCGAGCGCGAGCTGCTGTCGGACCTGAAGAACCCCAAGACCGTCAAGGCGCTCACCCCGGAGCAGGTCAACATGATGTCCCGCCCGGCCCCATCGGAGATCCCGCAGGGCATGCCGGGTGTCACTGCTCAGCCGGGAGAGGCAGGAAGCGCCGTCACCAGCAGGAATTGGGCCCTGTTTGGCGGGAACCTCTCGCTCACCCCGCAGGAGTCCTCGGTGGCCACCCTCGCCAAGGACATCCGTTCGCGTTCTGGAACGATCAGCGCCACCTCGTCGGCCTCCGACAAGGCCGCCTTCGACCAGTCCAAGGCCGATTTGCAGGCAACCGCCGCCGATGCCATCAAGGCGTTCAACACGGTCTCGCTGCGCGAGTACAACATCCGTCACGGCAGGGGCTGGGTGGGTGGTGGCGGCGACCGTCCCGCCATCCAGATCCGTCCGGACGGTCTGTACGTGGACCAGTACAACCCGCTCAGCTTTGGCCCGACGAATCCTCCCGTACTGGATCGCCGGATCACTGAACAATACTGGGTGTACAAGTCCATTCTCGGGTATACTCCCGATGAGCTGGCTGCTGGTAAGACCGTGGAAGGTCTGACCATCGAAGCGCCTATGCTGGACCCCAACTCCTTCCTGTTCTTCACGTCTCCGACCCAGTTCCAGCAGGCCGTGGACGAGTACCTGCAGAACAAGGGCACCAAGGGCTTCATCGCTGAGCAGGTCCTGCCGAAGCTGACCCCCTACGGGACGACTTTCGCTGAGTTTAAGGACTCGCAGATGCGGCTCCTTCAGGTCCGCAAGCCCCTCAAGTAACCCGGAACACCACACACCATGAGCGCATTCGCCAACTTTGCTGACGAGTTCTACAACCTGAGCGCGACCAACTCGGTGCGTCATGCTGCTGCCGGTATGGGTGGCGACACCCCGGAGAAGAAGCAGCAGGACTGGGGCGTCTTCGACTACGCCACGGACATGGCTCTGGGTGTCCCCCGTGGAGTCCTGAGCGCTGCCTCGGACATGGTGAACCTCGCCGGTCTCCCGTTCGGCTATGAGGTCGAGAACCGCTTCGGCCTGATGGCTGACTCGGAGTCGGTTGCCGGCGGCATCACCGAGGGCATCGCCAACTTCATGACCGGCATGATCCCGGGCGGTCTGGTGGCCGGCGGCCTCTCCAAGGTGGCCAAGGGCTACAAGATGGTGAAGGCCATTGACACCGCTGCGGAGATCGCCAAGGCCAGCGGCAACCTGACCAAGTACAACGCCATCCGCGGCGCTCAGGCCCTCGTCAAGGGCTCCGTGGCTGGCGCTGTGGCTGACTTCGTGGCCTTCGACGGGCACGAGGAGCGCCTGTCGAACCTCCTGCGGGACCACGCAGGGCTGAGCGACCCCCTGACCGCGTACCTCGCGGCGGACAAGAACGACAGCGAGATCGCCGGCCGATTCAAGAACGCCCTCGAGGGTCTCGCCATTGGCGGCCTGACGGAGGGCCTGTTCAACGCCTTCCGCATGTACAAGGCCGGCTTCACGGTCAAGAGCGCCGGCGGCTCCGCCGATGCGGTCGATGCCGCGATGAACGCCGAGGCGCACCAGATCCGCCTCGAGCAGCGAGACCAGATCAAGACCTCGTTCAACCTGACGGACGAGGAGGCCGATGTCACGAACATGCTGATCGATCGGATGGGCCTCGATCGATCCAAGCTGAAGGTCGTCTCTGGTCAGGAAGCCCAGCAGGCCTACGACATGGCCTCGGGTGCCCTCGAGCAGCGCAAGAAGTTCGACCCGGTGGCTGCCCTGCCTCAGGACGCGCAGGAGCTGAAGAACCTCCTCGACCCGGAGGAGTGGGCCAGCATCAAGTCTCAGGGCACGCTTGACAGTCTGGTGGGCCTGTACAAGCGCTTCGACGTGGAGCTGATGCCGCTGCTCCGGGCCGCCGCAGAGGCCGGCTCGCCGGTCCACGGTGGCTACGAGGAAGGCGCGGCGATCATGCGCAAGCTCGTGGGCGACACCCGGGCAGAGCTGTTCGCCAACTTCTCGGCAGCCACGTCGCCCCAGAACAAGGTCGCCGCCCACACCCGCCTTGGTGTCGGCATCACGGCCGATGTGATCGATCGCATCCGTGCGGGCAACATCGCTGAGATGGGCCTCGATGAGATGCGGACGATCGTGGATTCGGTCGGCACCCGCCTTAAGGCGAAGGGCATGGTCGAGGACTATGCCAAGCGTTCGCTGGGGATCGCTAACGATCTCCTTGGCCGTCTCCGCACCCTGCAGGAGGCCAACCCCAGCGCCTCCATGGACGAGCTGCTGAACACCGTCGATGCCACGGGCCTGTACAAGAACATGGCCGGCACCGGCATGGAGAAGGGCGCTGGCAAGGTCCCGGGCTTTGCTGAGGGCAGCGCCGGCCGCCTGAACAAGGTCGTGCTCGACACCTACATGGCCCGTCTGGTCCCCGACGACCTGTTCCCGAACCTCGCGGCCTCGGAGCTGATGGACGCCAAGAAGGAGTGGCTGGGCAAGGCCGCGAACTACACCGCCTTCTCGGCAACGGTCCGCAAGCTGTCCACTGAGCTTGGTATCATGCCGGGCCACGCCCAAGAGCGTATCTGGGGCGCGGTCTACGTTATCGGGGCCCTGAAAAAGGAGGGCATGAACCCCGAAGCGGTCTACAAGAACCTGTCCAAGGAGGATATGCTTGCCTCTTGGGACCTGCTCTCCATTCTCCAGAAGCCTGAGGTAACCAATGAACTCCGACGACTTGGCGCTGATGAAGGATCTCTTGCGGATCTCGCGGGGCTCGCCGCAGATGTCCGACAGCGCGTCCGCCCCAACCTCAACACTCCCATCCGAGTCTCAGATCCTGCAGCGCTTGAGGAGCTTGCCCGACGGGTTCCTAAGTTCAGTGGCAGCAGCGGAACAGAAGTCACCGCAGCCCGAGCAGCCCGCGGCGCAACCCTCCTCAACCAAGAAGCGGCGGTAAGCCGCGCGGACCTGTGGAAGGTCCCCGAGCAGGCTTTCTCGTCTGCCGATACATCCATCAATGCGTCGAAGCTGCCGACCGGGTTCACCAAGGTTGAGCAGGCCGGCGGCTGGAAGCCCGGAACGGTCAACGTGGACATCGGCGGCGGTCGATTCGACAACGCCGTCGAGAAGCTGAGCACCCTCGGGGTTGACAGCAAGGTCTTCGACCCGTTCAACCGCAGCGCGGAGCACAACAACGCTGTGTCCGCGGCGGTCGCTGGCGGCAAGGCCGACACCGCCACCATCTTCAACGTCCTGAACGTCATCAAGGAGCCTGAGAACCGTCTCCGCGTTCTCCAGCAGGCCGAGGACGCGCTGAAGCCCGGCGGTAAGCTGTACATTCAGGTCTACGAGGGTGATGCCTCGGGCGTCGCTCGCGCAACCGGCGGCAACAAGTTTCAGCTCAACCAGAAGCTCAAGGACTACCTCCCCGAGGTCCAGAAGGTGTTCCCCGAGGCCCGCGTCGAGAAGGGCCTGATCGTTGCCGAGAAGAGCACCAGCGTTCTCCGTCAGGGCGAGGGCTCGGTCCGCGGCTTCGCGGCGTTTGCGGAAGATGGCAAGGCCGTCATCGGCGGACTGAAGAACCCGGATGTCGGTACCGCGGTCCACGAGATCGCGCACGTCGGCCGCCGCCAGCTCTTCGATCGCGCCGTCCCGCAGGAGGCCCGCATGGGCATCTCCGATGCGGACATCGGTGTCATGGAGAAGTGGGCTGGGGTCACGGACGGTACGTGGACCCGCCCTGCCGAGGAGAAGTTCGCCAACGGCTTCATGAAGTACCTGCGCGACGGCGAGGCCCCCGAAGGTCTCCTCGGGATCTTCTCGAAGCTGGCCGACTGGATGCGCAACATCTACCGCGACATCAAGGGCAGCGAGCTTGACATCCAGATCAGCCCCGAGGTCAAGGAGGTGTTCGACAAGCTGGTGAGCCGCGGCCCGGGCTACGAGAGGGCCGTCTCGACCACCGCAACCACCGCGGCCGTCGGTGCCCGTGGCGCTGGCCGTGGCCCCACGCTCCTCGAGCAGGCTGCCACCAGCCCCGACCTTGGGAAGCCCGGTGGCGTCCCCAACGCCCCGATCAACTTGACCAACTTCAGCACCGCGGACGATGTGAACCGGGCGGTCGATGACTTCATCAAGCAGGAGCCTCTGGTCTCCACGCTGGCTGACGTTCCGCCCGAGGCGCTGTCGCAGGTCGCCAAGGAGGCTCAGGACAACTTCGATGCCATCTCCCGAATCAGCGGTGAGAAGGACCCCCTCGACTTCCAGAGGTACCTGAGCACCGATGGCTTCTCGGCCTATGACCTGTCGCAGGCCAGCCGCCAGCTTCAGGGTCTCCGCAAGTTCGCCGCTTCGGTGTCGTCCCGCATGCTCGAGTTGTCCACCAAGGGCAGCGCAGCGTCGCAGGAGGACATCTACGAGTTCCTCGCGGCCCGTACCGCGTCGAACGCTGCGATCCAGTCGATCAAGGAGCGTCAGCGCGAGGTGGCCCGCATGCTGGGTGCCATGCGCATCAACCCGACTCCTGAGAAGATCTCGATGCTTCCGCCCCTCCCCAAGGCCGGGGAGGTGAAGCCCACCGTCGCCGCGGCTGCCACTAGCCCCGCTGCGGTACCCAGCCCGGGTGCGCTGCCCACGAGCGCCGCTGCCGTCGCTCCCTCCCCGGCCGCGATCAATCCACTCATGGATGAGGCTATGCGTGCTCGTGTCATCCAGCAGGAGATCGAGCGGGCCGGCGGCGAGGATGCCGTCAAGGCCCAGATGGCCAAGTTCGCCGCGGCTGCTGCCTCGGGTGGTGAAGAGGCCGTCATGAAGCTGGCCCGCGGCTACCGCTCTGGCAACGCGCTGGTCGAGTACTGGATGAACAGCATCCTGTCGGGCCCGGTGACCCACGCGGTCAACATCTCGGCCAACCTGCTGACCGCCCTGTACCTGCCTATGGAGCGTGCCCTTGGGGCCACCCTGAGGGGAGACATGAAGGGGGCCAACGCGGCCCTGCGGCAGTACGTGCACATGGGCCAGCAGTTCGGTGACGCAATGCGGCTGGCCTACACGGCCCTGAAGATGGACGCGAACATCCTCGAGTCCGTCGGTACGGCCGAGAAGGACGTGATGGGCCGGGCGATCTCGGCCCGCGGCTTCGGTATGGCTGACGACAGCACTGGCGGCAAGGCCGTCAATTGGCTGGGCAACCTGCTGAACCTGCCCACGCGCTTCCTGACTGCCGAAGACGAGTTCTTCAAGCAGCTCAACTACCGCTCCAGCTTCCTCACGGAGCTGCACATGGAGGGCATGAACCGCTTCAAGGGCAACCCGCAGGCTGCCGCCAAGTGGGCTCAGGAGACCTTTGACCGGGCCCTTCAGGACGGTCAGGCCTATGCCGAGAGTACGGTCCTGAAGCGGGCCTACGCCGAGGCCGACAAGGCCATCTCGGCCGGCACGATCAAGGCCCCGGAGAAGATCGACTTCGTGGCCAAGTACATGGCCGACTCGAAGAACTGGGACCCGGAGCTGGGCGTCCTGTCGGATCGGGCCATGTCGCAGGCGCGCTACGCGACCTTCAGCACCCCGCTGACGAACGACCCGAACGCCATGCTCACGACCCGTCTGGCGTCGCGCATTCAGGCCGCCGCGAACGAGCACCCGCTCATCCGCTTCGCCCTGCCGTTCATCCGCACCCCAACGAACCTGCTGAACTTCACGCTGGACCGAACCTTCGTCGTGAACCTGCCGGCCTCGAGGCAGGCCTTCGGTGAGATGTCGGCCGCGCTGATGTCGAAGAACCCGCACGTCAAGAACGACGCCATGGGTCGCCTTGCGTTCTCCGCGGCGGCTGCCTTCACGGTGGGCACCGCGGCCTTCAGCGGCGTGATCACCGGAGGTGGCCCGAAGAACAAGAACGAGCGTGACATGAAGATGCAGACGGGCTGGCAGCCCTACTCGATCCGCATCGGTGACAAGTACGTCAGCTACCGCCGCGAGGACCCCTTCGCGTCGATCATCGGCCTCGTGGCCGACGTGGTGGAGGGTTACCAGTACGCCGACGAGAAGGGCGCTGTCGGTCTCGACAAGGCACTGAACACGATCGTTCTGGCGATCTCTCGCAACATCACGAACAAGACGTATCTGACGGGCATCACCAACATCTCTAACGCGATCTCCAACCCGGAGCAGTTCGGCCAGACGCTGGTGAACCAGTACGTCAGCTCGCTGGTGCCGTTCAGCTCCGCGCTGAGCCAGTCGATCTCTACCGTCGCTGACGATCCGGTGATGCGTGACACTCGGACCATGCTGGACGCCATCCGGGCGAAGATTCCGTTCCTTGCCGAGCAGGTTGCCCCCAAGCGCAACATCCTCGGTGAGGCGGTCACCCGCCCGAGCAGCGTCGGCCCCGACATGTTCAGCCCGCTGACCTACACCGAGGTGAAGGACGACAAGATCCTGCAGGAGTTCAACCTGCTGGGCCACGGCTTCACCCCGCCCAAGGAGCAGCGTGGGGCGATCGACCTGACCACCTTCTCGACCCGCAGCGGGCAGCAGGCCTACGACCGTTGGCTCGAGCTGCACGGCACGGTGCGCGTCGGTGGCCGCACCCTCCGCGAGGCTCTGCTGCGTGAGATCAACTCCCGCGGCTACCAGCGTCTCAGCCCGGCCTCCACGGAGGACTACGACTCTCCACGCATTCGCCAGCTCAGGGAGGTCATCGCGACCTACCGAGAGGCTGCCTACAGGCAGCTCCTCAGGGAAGCCCCCGAGCTGGACCGCGCGTCTCGCCTCGATTTCGCCAACAAACAAGCCCTGCGGATGGGCCGCAGCGCACAAGAACTGTTCGATCTCGGAAACCGCTAAACCATGGCCTACTCCTACCAACTCCATACCGTCGGTTCGTCCGCCTCGACCGGACCGTTCTCCTACGCCAACATCAACGGCTACCTCTCCACGTCACACCTGAAGATCTACATCAACGGGGCCCTGTACGGTGGAGGCTACGTCCTTGACGACACCGCCAAGACGATAACGCTTGGTACCGCTGCGCCGGCTGCGGCCACTGTGCTCATCCAGCGCGAGACTCCCAAGACCGTAGCTGGCCGTGTGGTGGACTTCGCTGACGGCTCCGTGCTGACTGCTGCGGATCTCGACAACGCCAACCTGCAGAACCTGTACATCGCTCAGGAGGCTGCCGACGCGGCGACGGACTCGATCGGCCTCGCCAGCGACGGCATCAACTGGAACGCTCAGGCCAAGCGGGTGACCAACGCGGCGTTGGCCGTCAGCCCCGGCGATCTGGTCACCAAGCAGTACGTGGACGACCTGCAGCTCTATGGAACTGCCACGGCTGCCCCTCAGGACTGGGCTTTCACCGGCAACAACTCCACCACCGTGTTCTCGCTCAACCCTGCCCCGCTGGCGACTGATGCGAAGATGTTCATCGTGGAGGTCGGTGGTGTTCTCCAGCGTCCCACGACGGACTACACCGTCAACGCTGCTGCGATCACCTTTGCGAGCGCCCCGGGCAACGGAGTCGGAATCCGTGTGCGAAACTTCGGGGTGGCCCGGACCACCGGCAGCGTGACCACGGCAACCATCGCTGACGGTGCGGTGACCACCGCGAAGCTGGCGAGCGGGGCCGTGACGAACGACAAGATCGCCTCCGGGACCATCACTCAGGATCGCCTTGGATTCACCGTCAGCGCCATGGACGTGAACGGCGACATTAAGGCTGACAATAATCTTGTCGGTTACGGGCACCCACGTCTCCGCGCAGTGACCAAGGCAGTCACTGGCACGAACTACCGAGGCACCGGCCGCCTGACCACGAACTTTTGGACCGGAACGGCCGCCGAAGGTTACGTCTACGACAATAAGAATGCGTGGTCGAACACTACCGGCCGCTACACCATCACAACTGATGGATGGTACCGCATCGACTACACCATCTCGTTCTCGAACGGAAACGGCGAAATTACTGATGCGTATCTGGAAATCGGGAACTACAACGGCACCCAGTTCGACGTGAGATACGACATCGGTGCCCGCGCAAGGTCCACTCTGAGTACGACCGGGAGCATGTCGTCTGGAACTCTGATCTACCTTCAGTCTGGCCAAACGGTTGCTCTGTGCGCTCAGCAGAGCGCCAACTCCTTCCTGCTCCGTGACTCGGACGGGCGCACCGTCTTCACCGTCTGCTACCTGCCCTGATCCCAAGGACCAACCATGCCTCTCAACACCATTCACCAGTCCATGCTGTCTGGCGTTCTACTGGCCGCCAACAACCTGTCGGAGCTTGGGGCCACGGCCTCGGCTCAGGAAGCCGCCCAAGGCAACCTCGGGGTCAACACCGCCATCCCCATCGGTGTCGTCCTCCCGTTCGCCAGCGGCACTGTCCCGCAGGGCTGGCTGCTGTGCGCCGGTCAGACCGTCAGCCGCACGACCTATGTTGATCTGTTCAACGTCATCGGCACGACATACGGGGCGGGCGACGGCTCGACCACATTTGCCCTGCCCGACTTGCGCGGCCGTACTGTGGCTGGCCGAGACAACATGAACGGGACCACCGCGGGTCGCTTGAGCACGGCCCACTTTGGTGCCACCGGCCTATCTCTGGGTCAGTCCGGCGGGTCCGAAGGTCAGGCTCTTACGGAGGCCCAGTTGGCATCGCACAGCCACTTTGTGGCCAACACTGACGCCACCACCAACACTTCCCCGTCTCTGGGTGCTGCCCAGACGCTTACCGCCAGCAATATCCACAGTAATCTCGATCCAAATTACACGCTTAACGGATCGGCCACGGCCGCCACGGTGGGCCTGTCGTCGTCAACGGGTTCAGGCTCTGCACACAACAATGTGCAGCCGACCATGATTCTGAACTACATCATCAAGGCCAAGTTCGTCTCTGCGGTGGCCGTCCCATGAGCAACGTTGACGAGCAGCTCTTCCTTACCCTCGGGAGGCTCGAGGGCAAGGTGGACACCCTCCTGTCCCTCCAGAAGGTTCAGGAAGAGCAGATCAAGGAACATGACCAGCGCATCCGCTCGCTGGAGAACTCAAAGGCTTTCCTTATGGGAGGCTCAGCGGTGATCGGTGCGGCTGTGTCGGCCGCGTTCAACCTTCTCTCCAAGATTTACACCCACTGAGGTACACACATGCGCATCTACAACGCCGTCGAAAATCAGAGCATCGCCAGCCTTGGAACCTACAACGGACCCATCTTTCGCCCGTCATTCATGGACGACGAGGACGGCATCTTTCAGGTCGGAAGCTACACAGGCCCCGGTGCCGCCACGTTCATCCTGCAGGGCCGTCTTGTCCCTGCAGCCCCATGGGTCAACATCGTCCTGAACTCGGCCGGAGACACCTCGGCCTCGGACGCTGGTTACTTCCTCGTTCCGATGTTCCCCGAGATGCGTGTGGTCGTGTCCGCCAGCGGCGGCTCTGTGAGCGGCTGCAACGCATGGATCGGTGACTGACATGGCCGACGACAAGAAGCTGCTCGAGGAGCTGCACTCCGCTCTGGTGGCCACTCTGCTGGCCAAGATCCAGAGCGGAGAGGCCACGGCCGCCGACTTCGGCGTGGCCCGGCAGCTCCTCAAGGACAACGGCATCGACATCGCAGCCAAGGCCGGCTCTCCCGTCCTGAAGCTGGCCGAGGTCATGCCTTTCGACCCTTCTGAGGATTCCGAGCTGAAGTATGGAACTTGACCCCCGCCTGAAGGACTTCCGCAACTTCCTGCACATGGTGTGGAAGCACCTTGGGCTCCCCAAGCCCACCCCGGTGCAGTACGACATCGCCCGCTACCTTCAGGCGGGCCCGCGTCGTGCCGTAGTGGAAGCCTTCCGTGGTGTAGGCAAGTCCTACGTGACCAGCGCGTTCGTGTGCCACCAGCTCCTGCTGGACCCGGCCAAGAACATCCTCGTGGTCTCCGCCAGCAAGCAGCGCGCGGACGACTTCAGCACCTTCACCCTGCGTCTGATCGAGGACATGCCCATCCTCGCCCACCTGCGGCCCAAGGAGAACCAGCGGTACTCTAAGGTCTCCTTCGACGTGGGCCCAGCGCCGGCCCAGCACGCCCCCTCGGTGACCTCCAAGGGCATCACCTCGCAGATCACCGGAAGCCGCGCTGACCTGATCGTGGCAGACGACATCGAGGTCCAGAACAACTCCATGACGCAGGCCATGCGCGAGAAGCTGGCCGAGAGCGTCAAGGAGTTCGACGCGGTTCTCAAGCCGAACGGCCGGGTGATCTACCTAGGCACACCGCAGACCGAGAACTCGATCTACAACATGCTGGCCGATCGCGGCTACGAGATCCGCGTGTGGCCCGCTAGGGGCCCCGACGAGAAGCAGAAGGTGGCCTACGGGGATCGTCTGGCCCCCATGGTGCGGGAGCTGAAGACGGGCCAGCCGGTCGATCCTGACCGCTTTGACGAGACCGAGCTGATCGAGCGCGAGCTGTCCTTCGGCCGCTCAGGGTTCGCCCTGCAGTTCATGCTGGACACATCCCTGAGCGATGCCGATCGATTCCCGCTCAAGATCAACGATCTGATCGTCATGGACTGCAACCCGGAGCTGGGCCCCGAGAAGCTGATCTGGGGCACCATGCCGGATCTGGCTCACCGGGACCTGACATGCGTCGGGTTCAATGGCGATCGATACCACCGGCCGATGTCCGTCGTGGGCGAGTGGATTCCCTACACGGGCTCCGTGATGGCCATCGACCCCTCGGGCCGTGGCTCCGATGAGACCGCCTATGCGGTCGTCAAGATGCTCAATGGCACCCTGTACGTGACGGCCGCCGGGGGTATCCCCGGTGGCTACAGCCCGCAGGCCCTAGAAGGGCTGGCCCAGATCGCCAAGCGTCAGAAGGTCAACCACGTCATCGTGGAGTCCAACTTCGGTGACGGCATGTTCACGGAGCTGCTGAAGCCCGTGCTGTCCAAGGCCCACCCCTGCGCTATCGAGGAGGTTCGCCACTCGATCCAGAAGGAGCGGCGCATCATCGACACCCTCGAGCCGGTCATGAACCAGCACCGTCTGGTGATCGACACGGGGGTCATCCGAAACGACATCGTGTCCACCCGGGACATGCCATCGGAGAAGGCCCTGCAGTACCAGCTCATGTACCAGCTCAGCCGCGTCACCCGCTCCAAGGGGGCGCTGGCCCACGACGACCGCCTCGACGCACTGGCGATCGGGGTGGGGTACTGGGCCGAGAAGATGGCTCAGGACGTGGACAAGAAGATGCGGGAGCGACGGTCCCGGGCCCTCGACAGGGAGCTTCAGAAGTTCATGAACCACGTTATCGGTCATACCCCCAAACAGACGACGTGGATGTAGGGATTACCTTAAGGAGAAGCCTAAAGAGAGGCCTAGGACGGGGAGGGCCGGGTAGGCCGAATCCTTAGGTGAATGAACATGACCACCAGAAATTATCGTCAGGAATACCTCAAGTACCACTCGAGGCCTGATCAGATCCACAAGAGGTCACTCAGGAACTCAGCCCGCCGTCTCATGATCAAGGACGGTAGGGCTTCCAAGGGTGACGGAATGGAAGTGGATCATCGCCACCCCTTGTCCAAGGGTGGCTCCAATCGTCTCAGCAACCTGCGGGTCGTAACCCGCCACACCAACCGAGTCAAAGGAAACCGAGCATGAGCTACAAGTACAAGAAGATGGAGTTTCACGGCCTGAAGATCGCCTCGGGTTCCCCTGAGGCCAATGCCTCGAAGATGGTTCAGGGACGCCTCGGTCGCAAGGGCATGCTGATCAGTCCCAAGGCCAAGCGCAAGCCCTCCAAGAGTGGCCACAGGCGCTTCCTTGGGTTCCGCGCTATGGAAGCCATGTGGACTGGCCAGCTCGCTGGCGGCCTCGGCACCGGCACTGGCGCTGGTGGTGGTGGTGGCCCCATCCCCGAGGGCCTTCTGTGAAGATCAAGATCGGAGCCATCCACGTTCCTGTCCTGACGGAGCCCATCGCAGGCGACGAGGCCGACGAGGTGGTCCTTGGGGAGTACTCCGCTGGACCCAACCCCTGCATCCGTCTCCACCCCGCCCTCAAGGGGGCCGAGCTGTCGGCCACCCTGCTGCATGAGGTGCTGCACGCCATCGCTGACCTGTACGGGCTCGATGATGTCCTTGGGGAGCGCGAGGTGCGCATACTAGAGATGGCCATCAGCATGTTCGTTCAGGACAATCCCAAGGCAGTCCAGCAGATCCTGCAGGACTTGCTAGAATCCCGTCCGTGATTCTCCTGCCCCCCGTCTGGGTAACACCGGGCGGGGGGTTTCCCTAGGAGGGGGTGGAGTGCCCTTCGTCCAAGAACGGGTGTGCCACTAACGCAGCCCGTAGGATGCCCCAAGGGGGCGATGAGGGTAAGTCGCGTAAGACCCTCAGGGCCCACCCCCGGCCATTTGGTGGAAAAATCTGAAGCGGGATGCGTAACGCTAGCCCCGCCGCCGCCCCCCGTGGCCCGCCCGGCGCCCGCCCGGGGCTGCCCGGCAGGGGGGTGACAGGCCCGCCCGGGGCTGCCCGCCACGCCGGGCTGCCACAGGCAGGGGCTAACCCCTTGAAACTGCTGGGGTTGCAGCAGACATCGAGTGTGCTGGGGCACGGGGCAGGCGCTGGGGCGTGCGTGCGGGAGCGTTCGGGAGCGCACAGGACGCGCTAGGACGGCTCAGGATCGATCGGCGGCATGTTCGGCTACCCTTGTGGTAGCCTTTTTTGCGATCGATTGTGGAGCATTCTGCTGCGTTATACGGGGGATGCCACCAAACCGCCTACGATGCCTCAGGATCGACCGGGAGCGGCAAGGGGTCACGGCACGGGTCAACCCCTGCGGATCGATCCTGAGCCGTCCTAGAGGCCGCCCGGAGCGTTCGGGATCGATGGCATGGCATGATAGGGGCGTGATAGCGCCGCCCGGGGCCACGCTGGGGGCCGGCACGGGGGCCGGCACGGGGGCCGGCCTCAGGCCGGCGCGCTGGGCCGCCTCAGGCCGGCCCGGGGGCTGCCCATGCGACAGCGCCCGGGGCATGCTCAGGGGCAGGCCGCCGGGCGCTGGGGTGGGTGGGCGCTGGGGGCGCTCAGTAGTCGCTGGGGTCGTGCCGTTCCAGCAGCGCCGCGAGCGGGGCCAGCAGCAGCAGGGGCAGCGTGGCCACGCCCGCCACGACCAGCACGGTGAGCATGGCGGCCATCATCGGCGGCCTCCCATCATGCGGTCGATCTCAGCCGCGCACCGCGTGCAGGTGGTCGCGCTCTCGCCCGCGTTCGCGCTGGCAATGTCGCACGGCACACTCGAGAACACCACGCGCTCGTCGTGGTGCACAGGCTCGCCGCATGCGTCGCACGTGGTGAACGCATCGAACAGGTCGGGGTCGGTGCTCACGCTGCACCTCCTTCCTCGCCCTCGTGACGAGCGGCCATGCGCCGCGCCCAATCGATCAGCGACTGCTTGATCTCTTCGGCCTGCTCTTCGGCCTCAGCCTTCGTGAGTCCTTCGGCCTTCGCCTTCTTCGCCGCATGGGCACGCGCCATGCTTTCGGCCACGGTGGCGGCGGCGCTGTCGCCGTCGCCATTGCCCAGCCGCTGCACCAGCACCTGCGACGCGAGGCTCATCAACTCGACCTGCGCGGTGGCCATCGCATCGCCCAGCGTCTGCATCACGACCGTCATTTCCGCATCGGTCGGCTCGCGATCGATCGCACCGTGCCGCGCGAGGAACTCGCCCAGCCGCGTGACCGTGCCGCGATCCATCAGCAGCGTCACGTCGAGCACGCGGCCGGGATCGTTCGGCATCGCACGCGCGTACACGCGGCGCTGCGACGGGGGCAGGATGTTGGTCGGCACGTCGTACAAGATGCTGCCGTTCGGGCCGGGCTGGGCCTCGATCTGGTGGTGCGTGAACTCGATGCCGTCCTCGTTGTGTTCGTGACTTTCCATTGTGATCTCTCCAATCGTTCGCAATCGATCGCGCACCAACGCGGTGCGCCCCTCGTCAACGCGAGGGCGTGGGGGTCGCGCGTGGTGCGCGGCCTGCACGCCCGCACGCTGCGTGAGCAGCGGGGGCTTGGAGAGAACGGTCATTCCCGACGACGTGGCGCGTAGAGCATGAAGCCCGCAGCGCATGCCGTGACGACGACGGCGACGACGAAGCGCAGCAGGTCGTTCACGCTGCACCTCCCTTCGCCAGCCGCGTGATGGCGCGGGCCAGCAGAGGCCCGGCGCTGCGAGTGTCGGGAATCGAGATGAACCGACGAGGGCCGAAGCAGGCCGCGCCGGTGTTCGCCATCTCGCCCTCGATGCCGACGGCGAGGAACTCGATGCCGCGTGCTTCGGCGCTGCTCACCACGCCGCGAATGTGACGCGCAGCCTTCTCGCCTCTGTACCCGTGAGCGTTCGGCTCGCCGTCGGCCACGAGCAGCACGATGCGGCGATCGGCCCGCATGCGTGCAGCGCGATCGACCGCGTGGGCGATCGCGTAGCCGTCGGCATTGTCGCCGCCAGCGTGCAGGCCCGTGATGCTTTCGGGCGTGGCGCAGGTGTCATACGACACACGGCCGACGCGGCCGTACCCGTATCCGACGGAGTGCCCAGCCACCTCAACCTTGAACCGTCCGCCATTGCCGAACGCCTTCGCGAGCGCGAACGCCACACGCTTCGCGGCCTCGATGCGCGACGTGCCTTCCCGCGTGTGGCAGCCCATCGATCCGCTGCAATCCACGAGCACCTGCACGCCGACGGTGGTCGGCGCCTTCTCAGCGCGCACCTCGAACACGCGATCGTCGCCGAACGCTGCGAGGCGATCGAGCGCGCCTTCGTCAATGTCGCCGCGCTGCTGGCCACGCTCGAACACGGGCGGCGTGGTGCTCTCCCACACGATGCGTGATAGCGCAGCGATCAGGGGACGCGCCCCTTCTTCGAGGCTGCGCAGGCTGTACCTGTCGATGCGCGCCTTGTGTTCGTGCACGGGGTAGCGGCCGTCGGCCTCGTCACCTTCCGCCTTGACGTGGGCCGCGCCGATCTCAGGCGCTGCGGGCTGCGTGAGCGTGCTCGTGAGGTGCGCGCCGGGCTTGTGAGTGTCGCCCAGCATCTCAGCGGCCTCGCTGGCGGGAACCTGCTGAGGCTCGCCAGCACCGTCGCCCTCGCCCGCACCACCCTGAGGCTGCTCCGCGCCCTCAGGCTGCGCGGCCAGCATGGCGGCGACGGCAGCATCGGCGCGGGTCAGCATCTCGCCGTGCTTCCACAGCGTGCTCAGGTGCTCGCGCCCTGCTGCGGCCATCATCTCGATCTCCTGCGGTGCGCTCGCGCCTTCCGGCCACAGGCTCAGCGCCTGCGCGCTCAGCAGCGCGGACGCGCGCACGATCGCCGCCGCCTTCCCATCGTTCACGAACGAATGCAACGCTTCGGGAACGCTCGCGCCCGCCTCGCTGGCCTTGAAGTAGCCCGCCCAGCCGGGCCATTCCGCCAGCACCTTCTCACGACCGCGAACGGTCGCGATCGATGCCGCGAGGTGAGCGCCCGCGTATTCGGCGGCGAGTGTGTCGGCGCGGTGCGGCAGGTGAGAGGCCAGCCGGTAATCGATCACGCGGCGCTCGATCGTGGCGCGCTCTGCGGCCTTCAGGTACGTGGCCTTCGAGGCTTCCGTGAGCAGGCGGCCCGTGGTGAAGTCCACGGCATGCTCAGGGCTGCTGGCGCGTGCGAGGATGTCGCCGCCGCTCACGACGAGGCTGCCCTTCGTCACGTAGGTCGAGGCGCGCACCTCCTCGCCCGTCCACGAGGTGACGGTGGCGCTCGCCGCGCGCAGGGTGCGCTCGATGAACGCGGCGCGCTGCTGATCGCTGGCGGTCGTCGCGTCGATCGCGTCGATGCGCGCGTTGGTGAGCATGTCGCCCACCGACGCGCTGGGGCTGAACGATGCGCCGCCGACTGCGGTCGCGTAGGTGCTGGACTTGGCAAGCCACTTGGGGGTCATGTTGGGGTTCTCCATGTTGGGCATTGTAGCGACTGCCTCAGGCTGTCAAGGGGCCGAACTTGCCCACCAGCAGCGCGGTGATGGTCGCGCGCTCAGACTCCGCGCCGCCCTCAGCGGGGAACAGATTCGCGATCGTGAACGCCAGCGACGACGGGCCGACGAGGTGATAGTCGGATGCCGCCGCCAGCAGTTGGCGCGTGCTCAGCGTGGTGCTGAAGGTACTCACGCCCGCCTGCGTGGTGCGGGTCTTGGTGGCGATCTCCACGAGGCGCTGGGCCACGCTCGCGTCGATGCCCGTGCGATCGACCAGCAGCGCGGCCTCGTCGGCGGCGGGCAGGTAGGTGAACTCCACCACGCGCGGGAAACGATCGCGCAGCGCGGCATCCATCGGCCCCGTGCCCGTGAACTGCGAACCCTCGTTCATGGTCGCGACGAACACGGTGCTGGGCGCGACGCGCACCACGCTGCCGCGCTCATCGACCAGCGTCGCACGACGGCGATCGAGCAGGGGCAGCAGCGCGTTGCCGACGGTCAGGCTGGCGCGGTTCGCCTCATCGAGCACGACGACGCAACGGCCGCGCGTGATGGCGCGCACGAACTGCGAATCCTGCCACGCGATCGAGCCGCCGCGCACGGTCTTGGAGCCGAACCAATCGCGCGGCTCGCGCACGATCGAGCAGTCGATCACGAACGCATCGAAGCCAGCCATCGCGGCCAACTGAAGCGCCGCCTCAGTCTTGCCGCAGCCTGCGGGGCCGACGAGGCGCATCTGCTCGATCGCGCCGCATTGCGCGCTCTTGGCGATCCGTTCGAGGTAACCGCGCAGCGTGCTGCTCATGCGGAAGGTGGTGTCGAGCGCCGGGGTGACGAGCGCGTCGGTGTCGTGCGTGATAGTGGGCGCGGCCTCAGCGACAGGCGCGGGGGCCGGGGTCGTGGTGACGGCGCCCACGAAGCGGTACGCGCCGCGTCCGATCTCGCGCGCCTCGCCGCGCAGCACCTTCTCACGCACGGCGCGCCGCAGGTAGTTGTCGTCGGCGCCCAAGTCGGCCACGCCAGCGCCGCGCAGGCTGTCGCGCAGGCTGTCGAGGGTGACGGTCGAGGTGGTGGTGGTGGCGAGAGTGTCGAGCGCGTCAATGACGGCGACGAACGAAGAAGAGCGGGACTTCGGCACGGGTGAATCTCCGCACCTCCTCGCGTTCTCTCCGCCGCTCCGCATGGAGCAGTCGCGGCACGAGGTGGTGCAGCGTGCACGGTACAGACTGCTCCCGCACCGTCAAGGGGGGGTGCACGGGAAAGTTTCGGTTTCGTGGAACATTTCGCGCAGGGCGTGCTTCGGTGCAAGCATGCCCGCAGGCTCAGGAAGGCCGCTAGAATGCCTCAGGATCGATCCGACCCCGGCAAGGTCTGACGGCATAGGGTAGGTGCTCCGGATCGATCCTGAGCGATCCTAGCGATACACACTACATGTTGTGGTCACTCGAGCGGCTCGACCACAACCTGTAGTGGTCGATCGGTCGCGATCGGTTATGGGTCATTTCATGGTGGAGTGAAACGGTTTCAGCGTGCGGTGAATCGGTTTCAGCGTTCGGTGAATCGGTTATCGGCCGCGATCGATCGGGCAGGCCGGGGGCGAGCGCCGGGGCTGGGGCGAGCGCCGGGGCTGGGGCAGGCGAGGCGCGCGGCGGCGATCGGTCGCGATCGATCC